AGTTGAATTGATTTTATCTAAAGTAAAAAACAATGAAATCACTAAATCAGACGCAAAAGTTAAGATTTTAAATACTGCCAACAAAAGTATGTTAGGAATCAATTCAGAAAATGTTGATGAAGTTATGGAAGATGTATTAAATCGTAAAGTTGCAGTTAAAGAAAAGGCAGATGAAGGTAACTTCGCTGAAGGTAGATAATGAATAAATTTATATCAAATTTTTTTGCTGTTCTATCTATATTATTACTTATTCTTGCTACTGGTGCTATTGAAGCAGATAATTTTATGATTGGATTTGCAATTTTTATCACGGCTCTTGCTACAATGTTTATCACTATGTCAACTCAAGGAGATTCGTATGACGAAAGTTAAAAAGAAAAAAAGTAAAGTTAAATTGCAATTGCATGGATACTATATGGATGGCAAACAGGCATGGAATATCTATAAAACACCATTAGGTATGACCGTAATGAAGAAGGCGAATGAGAAAAGAAACTAAAACAATTAAAAACGTTAAACCAACATTAGGTTTAAAAAAAACACAAGAGTATAAGAAAAAACTAAAACTAAAAAGAAAAGGAAGATAATGGGAGTTGATACAGATATAATGATTGACAAAAACGATCTAGGCAAAAATCTATACAGAAAGAAAACATACTATACTTTAGTTGTAGAACAAGAGTGTCTTGCTAGTAATGAAGTAGAAGCAAGTGAAAAACTTGTTACTTGTGGAATAGATCATTCAAAAGTTAATAAGGAAATTACAGAAACTAAAGATGGTGTTGAGACCTATATGGTCAGTGCCGATTTTAATGAAATGGATTCTGTTGAGTATATGGGTAAAGTTGTATATGCAGATGATGAGTTTGCCAAAGAGAATGGCGATGTTGAAATAGATCTTGATGCTAAAGAAACCTTTGCGTCACCATACACAGAAGGAGAGGGTATATAATGTCAAGAGGAGATACAAGTTTAGCCGCAGCGATATTAACACAAGCAGTTGAAGACGCTAAGTACACAGGACTTAATAAGAAATATCTTAAACATAAAATTCAAGCAATGAATTGGGTTATCAATAATGATCCTATGTTTAATTTTTATTGTAAGTTAGTAAATTTAGAACCTAGTTATATTATAAACAAAACTAAACTATATTCGAAAATTACACATAAACAAAAGGTCTTATTAAAACCAATTGTTGATGACCTATTAAAAAGTAAAAGCTATAATGATCATAAATCAAAACCACAAGCTAGAATGGAAATGTATGTATAAAGATGAAGATGATATTGCTTTAGATGAGGCCTTTAATGATTTGTTTAGATACACACTTATTATGGGTGTTAAGTTTAATTGGCAAATAATTGCATCCACTTTAGTAACAATCGGATTAAGATTATATAAAACATTATTAGATGAAGAAGATTATAAAAAAATGACAAAGGTTATACAAAAAAGTTTTAAAGAGGTTCATCCATTTGAACCATTTGAAGATGTAGAACCACCTAAAGAAAAAACATTACACTAATGGATATTATAGTTCCCTATAAAATAAAGCACACTAACAGAAAGAAAAAAATGAAAAACCCATACGATACACAAGTAGGTGGTAATCACTATAAAGATATGGCGATACAACCATCTGAATTTATAAACAAGAATAAGATACTATTTGCCGAAGGCAATGCAATTAAGTATATTTGCAGACATAGTAGTAAAGGTGAGAAACAAGACCTAGAGAAAGCTAAACATTATATTGATATGATTATTAAAAGAGATTATGCTAAATAGAATTATGATAGCATTGTTCGTACTACTTGTAGGTTGTAGTAGTATAAACATGAAACTAGAAACACACCCTACTAATAACTCTAATTCTTTTGAAAATTTAAATAAGTTTTGGAAAGCATTAAAACCATTAAGATTAGCAAACGGGCTCGCTGGTGTAAATTAGAACGACTACTTCTTTATTAACTACGTTATACTTTGTTATTGCTTTATATATTCTCTCGCTAGCTTAGCGAGGTTTCTGAAGGACGCACAGACATACTTATAATAGTACCGATCCCCACTTGCTGAGTTTATATACAGTAATAGGGTTCGGTAACTAATCTTTTCTTTTATATACTATAGACACTGTTCTTTAGTGGCTGACATACCAGATGTCTTATCATACAACCATATGTATGAATAAGATATATTAGTTTCGTCTTCTATGCATTTTTTTCCTAGACTTAATCTAGGATTTTTAATACTACTAGTACATCCTATTAATATCATAGAAAATAAAATTATCAATATTGTTTTCATTTAGTTCTCCTTTCCTAATCTTTTGGGGGTTAAACGTATTGGTTTTAATCCAGTCTCTCTATTCAAAAACTTATAATCAACTTTAACTACATCAAAGTCTTCTTTAAGTTTTTCCGCTATCTTATAGGGACTAAAATTAGCACAACTATAAACATCTAATTGCATTAGAGCAGGTTTAGGTTCGTCCCAAACGTGCATAGCAATGTGTGAAGTTTCAATGACAGCAATGCCTGTGATACCTCGATTGCCTGGCATATCACAATAAGCAACATAAGGTCCCATCATTAATTTCATATCAATGAATCGAACAAAATCTCGCATCCATTGTGACAGTAGAACAATATCTGTAGGCGGTTGATTCACTTCAGCACGAACAATTAAATGTTTGTGTATAAGTAAACTATTTTTCATCTGTTTTAAGTCCGTAGAAAAATTCTGTATCATCACCAAAGGTTTCTTTTGCTTTGTCTTCTACTGAATATTCAATAGACGAGACCTTAAAATCAGGAAACTTTAATTCTTTAGGTGTATATGATTTATCTAAAATTAACGTTCTATTATTTGGTTGAGCAGCAAAGTGCCCATTATTAAGTTTCAGAATGTTAAATGATTTGTGTTGTGTAGGGACTTCACTAAAGGTTGTGTTTAAACGATTTGAATCTGGATTACAACTATCAATCGTAAACATATAAGTTCCTTCGTGCCATACTTTACTTGGGGAATAATACTTTGCTCTTTGACCCTTGAGCAATCTTTTCTCTATAACTGTGATGTCATAACTAAAACAATCCCATAACTCAAGCTCTTCTAAAGATAACTCGCCTTCATAGTCCTTTTTCCAAACAAATGCATTAAGGGGTAGTTTATCATATACTGCACCATATTCAGGTAGATAGGTTTCAAAGTATAGAGCACGTCCTTGTATGGACTTTACTGTTACCCAAACTCCTTCAACCAGTTCTCCATGACCTTTCTCGTGATCGTAAAGAAATTCTTTTTTAACAAAGACTTCAATGTGTGGTATATTAGCACATAAAAACATACTCTATCCTAGTCGCTTTTTTAATTATTGACGGGTGCGTTGGCACGCCATTGGTAACAACTCCAATATCTTGCTGTTGTCTTATCTTTTGCAGTATCACAACTATGTCTTGCTCTAAATGATTTACGTCTTGCAGGGTTGTCTCTTTTAATTGATAGACCTGTTGTATCACCAAATGATACCTTCTTAATTTTATCCCCGTCTTTTACATAAACATAAAACTTCTTTGAACCACCTCTTATAGGGTCGTTCAATTTCACCTTCTTGCCTTGATATTCGGATTCAGTAATGGGTAGATCCTTATATACGGACTCGCAAATGGCATCAATAGACTCTACTTGTTTTAATGTTTTCATACGAATATATTTATAACCTTCGGCGAACCACGAAGTTTTTTTCCAAGGTTTTTTTTACCTTTATTTCGTTAGGGCCTCTAGATCTCTATTTAATTCGTTACAAAGGATCCTAAGATTTGACAGTTCGTGGGACACCTCTTCTATCGGCGAACCAACTCCCATGATACGAAGTTTGGATTCCAGAGAAAGAGCTGCAATACGAATGGCGAGCCCCTTCTCCGTCAACTGTGCTAGACTGTGCATATTCTTATGGGGCTCCATAGTACCATATTATAAACAATGATATGCCAAATACAAGTACATATTGAAACCATCCTAATTCTTCTATAAACATACTCTTAGTATATCATAGTCTCGTATGAATGTCAAGCGTTATCCGATTGCACGTACAAGATGTAAATTGCGAATGCTCTCTTTTCTTCTTTCCGTAAGCATACGGTCTTTCAGTTGAAGCTTTTGTTTCTTTAGATTTGTAATGAGACTACGATTAAAGTAGTTTTTTGATTCTAGATTGTTAATTCTTTTCTCTAGATATGTGTATTTTTTCTTATATCTTTCGTAAGAGTTTGAATGTGTCATTTTTTTCTCCTATGTTAAGTTACATATCTATTTATGTATCCTGCCGACTCCTGAGGGAGAAAAAAATACTCGAAAAAAAAGTGAAGTAAAACACGGTCTATGTACTAACAGATCCCTTATGATCTTTGGAACATATTAGGTCAGATTTCGAACGTACGGTTCTCTATGAAATATCC